GCTAAGGGTCTCCAAGATGACGTCGTTGACACCTAGGAACGCGTGCAGCTGCTCTAAGGTCTCGCCTTCATCCCAGCCTTTGCCACGGGCCAGTGCTTTGATGTAGGTCTGTTGCTTAGGGCTAATAAATGCGCCTGGTGATGGCTGAGGCTTTGCTACGGCTTGCCCTGAGCCGACTACAGCGCGCACAGGAACAGTCCGCTCAACCTTTTCCATCTCTTGGCGTGACGGTCGAGGGCCAGCAGTCCCGATCGGGCTGTTGCTAATCATTCTGCCAATGGCACTGGTTTCACAGTTTTCTACGAAACTGGTTGCGTTAACTCCACGATCTGACACTGTTTCTTCTGCATACCCGGTGGCGATTAGTCGATCATCGTCGTTGTAGCCTTCCGCGCTCATCACAACAGTCGTGCCGTCATAACGGTAAATCTGTGTTTGTATGCGTCCGTTCGGATATGCAGCCCACCAGCGCACAAGTCTGTCTGCCACTGTTTCATAGTTCGCTAAGTCAAAACCCATTTTGTCTGCCTTTTCTCTTCGCTTATTGTCGGTCTCTATTGCTCTGGCTGTTCGCTCACGATGTTTAAGTGTGCGGTCTGATGGCACATATCTGCCAAAACTGCTATAGGCCAAGTGATGCCAATAGTGCTATGCCTTGCGGCGTAATCCTGCACACCCGTTGATCTGAGCCTGTAGTGGCTTTTCGTGCGTGGCCTGTTTCGGCAATGTAATTAGCTGCGAGTAGTTCGCCTACGCGCTTCCAGTAACAAGACTTTTCTAGTTTGCTTATGACTGATGCTTCCTCAGCTGTGAGATCGGTGTGCGATCGGTACGCGCATAGCAGGCGCAGTGTCTGGTTTATGCGGCGCGGCTTTACCTGTTCGGCTGCTCGATATGACGTGGGATGATCGTTGCTGCGTGTTAGCGGTGTGACCGAGATAGTTTCTTTGTATCCGGCTAAACCGATGGTCGCTTGGAATAGTTGTAGGTCTGACATGTCGGGTGTCCTTTGTTCGGGTGTACTGGGATGATGTTAGATGATGAGTTGGCTGAGTTCGGTGATGGCGAGCTGTAGGAAGTTTGCGCGTGGGTCGTCCATGCGTCGCAGGTCATCGCGTAGGGCTTCTAGTTCGCCTACCAAATGGTAAAGGTGTGAGGCCCGTGACTGTTTTATGTGGTTAGGCGTAAACATGTCGTCAATAAATGCAAACATTTTGCGTGTTGACTCGGTAATGCCTGTTTCGGGGTACACCCCGTCTATTTCGCTGTTGCCCATGGTGACCATCCTGAATTGTTGTATATAGCAAGCGTGCTACGAAGTGCGATCGTCGCGTTAAACAGGTCGCTGCACTCTTCAACTAGGCCTTTTTCTTGTAACCAGCCGATAGGCCAGTTGCTGTTAGGCAGACACCAGAAGCCGTTGATCTGTGTCAGGCCGTAGCTGCCGCCGTTCGGGTCGCTCTCATTGTGCGCTGTGGTCTGGCATCGTGACTCGCGGTGTATGACCAGGTCAAGTGTGCCGAGCTGTTCGGCTGGGAAGCCAAGGTCGAGGGCCAGCTGTAAGGCATCGTCACAGGTGGCGATCGTAGTGATTGTTGTGGTCGGGGCGATTGTCGTTGTGACAGGCAGTACGGCCTCGTAGTAGGCGGCTGGGATGATGTTGCTATCTGCCTCTGGGAGCGTCCTAGCAACGCCTAGGAACGTCGTAAACGCCCAGATGGTACTGATGATGCCTGCGATTATTTTGGGGGCTGTAAAGATCATTTTTTCTCCAGTTGGTATGGGATGCCCCAGCTGTCTAGGACATCCTTAAACGCGAGCTGCGAGTGCAGCACACGACCGTCGAGTGGGTCACGAAATATCTGAACCATGACCTGCTGACCTGTTTCGAGATATGTCGTAAATACCTCGTAGGTGTAGGTTTTGGCATCCATGGTTTTCGCTTGCCTTCCGTCGGTACTTCGACCCTAGGCAAAGGGTGTGACTAAAGCAAGGATTTAGCCTGTTTCCATTGCTGCACAAGGGCTGGAACGCGATCGCCAACGTAGTAGAAGATGTGCCATGGTTCGGATTGCACTTCCCATGTGAAGCCGTAGGCCTGAATGTTTTTGAGCATGAAGTCCATGCGGTCTTTTGCTGATGCGTCGCTGATGTCAACTGCCAGCCCTAGGTTGTGGCGTGATGTACCTGGGGCTGCCATCATCGCGTTACCTGGCTTTAGGTAGTAGGTGACACCGTTCCATGTTTTTGTTGATGCGCCTGCGATGGGTTGTGTCTGGTAGCGCGCAAGAAAGCCTGCTTTTTGTGTCGCTGTGCTGCGATAGCAGTCGCCGCTTGATGTGGGCTTAAAGGTTTTGACACCTGCCGCGAACGCTGCATCTCGTAACGCCATGTATGCGTCAGCTGCTAGGGGGTGCAGTTTGCCGTACGGCTTAACATCGACAAGCAGGCCTGCTGGTAGTTCACCCGGGGTTACATGCTGCAACGTGGATGGTAAGACCAGTTTGTGGTAATGCCGTTCCAGCGGTGCAGGTACAGCGGTGAGCGTTGGTGCTTTAGGCTTCGGGGTTTTTGCCGATGCCATAAGCCTTGTTTTTCGGGTTAACATAGCCGATAAATAGTGGTGCTACAGCTGCGATGGCTGCACCGAGTAAGTCATTGGGATCGGTGTTGCCTGACATGTAGAGCGCTACTGCTGCCGCGATTGCACTGTTTATGTAGGTCGAGATCATTGCTTTATCACTGGCTTTCATGTTCTATGTCCTTTGCTTTTGATTTGAGTCCATTTGATGCTACGAGACCTGAGAGTGTTCCTGTCATGAACACTGTAAGCGTAGAGAGTAGGTCGATGAAGGCTGAGTCGTTGGGGGATTGGTGTCCGATTGGCTGGGTGACGAACATAAGCGCATAGACGAAGCCTAGGACGGTGATGGCAAACACGCTGGCAAGGATGATGCCGACGATTACGATTAGTCGAGCATGCAGCTCTTCGGGTTTAAGGCGTTGTCTCATAAATTAGGTCTCTTGTGCATGTTCCTGATGGGTTGCACAGTGGTGGCTCGCACTCTGGGTTTTTCCAGTTGGCTGGGTCTTGGCATGGGTAACGGTATGAGCCGTCATAAGTGCAACCGTTGACTGCTACTGCTACTACTGCGACCATGAAAAGCAAGGCAACATATTTAGCCCAGTAACGCGGCGGCTTCATCTGCTGTGAGTCCAAGTTTGTCTAAGACTGCTTGCCTTGCAGCGGCGTTTGCGGCTTGTGCGTCTGCTTGTGCTTCGGCTTCGGCTTTGTCTGCCTGCCATTGCGCGTACTCGGCATCAGTCATTTCGCGTTGTTCGTTACCTATTTGCACTATTGGTTTTGTCATGATGTCCTAACTGTCCGCATATCCATAAACGCGATAATTGCCGCTAATCGTTCCAGACACAAAAAATGTTAAACCGTCATTAGTTTCGGCCGTGCCGTAATTTCCGCCACCAAATGTACCTGCGACTGCGCCAAAATCATTTTGTAGGCCCATACCTGTGTAACTCCACGATGTGTAAATTGACGATACTTCTGGGCCTAAAACAGTAAATGCATAACCGCCGGGTACGGTTGCTGCTGCGGCCCCAAAATTAAACGAAGTTGCGTTATTGCTTCCTGTTGCCTGTGTTGTACTAACGCTATTCGTACTAAACTTTCCGCCTGAATAACTTGCTGCTGTTCGCGGTGTGCCTGCGTTGTTAACTCGTAAACTAATTGTTTGATTTGTGCTTGACGCGGTAAGAGTTAACAACACTAAATAATTTTGGTACGCGCTAGTAAAAACGCCAGAGGCCATGCTTACTGTTGCCGCAGTTGTAAATGTTGCGGCAGTAACCAAAGTTAACCCCGGCAAAACACCGACAGATTGCCAAGCCGCGCCGTCGTAATACTGCGTTGTGTTCGTTGCCTCAATGTAAGCAAACTGACCCTCGGCAAGTGTCTTTTCGCCTGTGCCACCAAAAGCCGCGTCGCGCGTGACAGTCGTAGCAAAAACGGGGATGCCAGAGTTCGTGATGTTCATGTCTGCCGCTGTCAGGACTTCTCCTGCCGTATAAACGGGGACTGTAGTAACTGCGTTTGCTCCCATAATGCTCCTTATCCTAAGACATTTTCGGTGTCGATTGTGCCATATACCAGATCATCTAAAATCAGCTCAAAGACCAGCGTCGTCGGGCTAGTGAACAGGGTTATGCGATGGCCTGTAGATAGGTCAATCTCGTGCTGTATGCCTTCAATCGCTAGTTCTTGCGCCAGCGATGTAATCGTGTTGCCGCTGGTAAATGACTTCTCAATGGTGATCGTGTTGCCGATCTCAAGGATTGCCACGGTGTCACGTTGAGCATCGGTAAGTGATGCGAACAGGGTGGACACATTGGTGTAACGCGCCTCAGGCTGGCCTACGAGTAGGTAGTTGGCAAGGTCAAGGGCTGCTGTGTCGTTGTGGACTAGCGCATCCGAGATGGCTGTGGTCTGAATAAAATAGGTAGCCTGCGATGTCAAGTCCTCGGCGATCTCTGGGCTTGTAGCGCCAGCGTGTTGCACAGCTGCCCTGTTAATAACCTGATTTGCCTCAAACGAGATGCCCACATTGTCGTAAGGAATGTTTGTGCCGTCATCGTGGAAGTCTGCGACCGAAGCCGACAGCGTGTCACCAATGCGATCTTGGAATGTAAAAGTACCATCGCGCGCAATAAATATTCTGCCCTGCACACTCTCGTTAATTTTTGCCATGTATGCAGCGACCGATGTGCCGTAAGGAACGGTATAAGCGGACGCGCCGCCTAGCAAAATGGTTGAGGTTTCAATGCTGCGCTCACCTGGCAACATAAAAGCGTTAACTTCAGGCAGGTTTAAGACTGCTGCTACTCGAGCGCTGGCAAGTTGCTCGGTCACATTAAACTCGTCCATGTAGGTCTGGCTGAGCAGATAGAAGTCATCAGCGCAAGCAACATTGACTGTGTCAAGGCCGCCCAAATTAAAGTTATACGAATAGTCCACGATGTAACCATTAAACAGTTCTTCTCCCTCACGACTGAGCACGACTTTGCGCATAGGGGCTAGACCCGGCACAGCCTGAGCGGTGTCGTAATACGGTGATTGGGTATCAAACGGGTTGAAGATGCCGCCTGTAAATGTGTCGTTTAGATCGAAACTCATTGTGCCAGCAGTGAATTGGTCGCCAATGTCTCTGCGTCCACGAAACACGCTGATGCCTGTAGCGCCGTCAATCACGGAAGCAAACTCTGTAGAACCGTCCAACACATAATCAGGCGAGTCCAGAACGCCCTTCAGTGAGTCGTCAAGCGTAAAAGCGTCCACAAGGAAGCCTGTAGCGATCTTGAGATCGTAAGACCCTGACTGGACGATCGTGGCAGCCATCAGGCGACCTGTATTTGTGCTGGGCCGTCCACTCGGTTCATGGCTTTAATGCTGTTCACTACAGCACGACCGATGTCTGCTGACGTGGCTAGACCGCCGTTGACATTGACTGTGATCGGTGTGCCGCGCTCTACCATGAACTGATCAAACAGGCTGGAGAAGTCTGCTGCGTTGCCTGTGATGCCGTAGTTGCCGCCCATGTTGCCTGCATAGTTTTTGCTCAGGTCTAAAACGCTTGAGGCTTTACCGCGGCTGCCACCGCCGCCTGATGGTGCTGTGATAAGAGCTGCTTCAGCCATGCCAAGTGGGCCTGATGGGAATGAGCCTGTGCCGCCTTCGCGCGCTGCACCGCCTCGATCGCCAGATGATGTGCTGCTACCGCTGCCGCCAAGGGTTGGCATCTCTGGGATGGTGTAACTGTTGCCGCCGATACCCGGAACCCAGTCTGGTATCTCAAAGCCGAAGCCACCAATAGTCGAGTTCCATAATGTGGCGATGCCATTAAAAATTGTCTTAAACACGCCGTACATGTTTTCTAGGTACGTTTTGACTACGCCTACTGCGATCTTTACGCCTGCTGCCATAACGTCAAATACTTTGTCAACGATGACGCGCACAGTGTCAAACTTAAAATACAGCGCAGTCAGGATGGCAATGAGTCCGACTACAGCAGCGACTACAAGACCGATTGGGTTCGCTGCCAGCGACAGATTAAATAGCGTGTTGGCAACGGTGGCAAGTTTGACGGCGACTGTGTAGGCCACGATCATTGCCGAAAAGCCTGCAATGACTCCGCTAGCGATCAGAATAAGATCGGTGTTTTCTTGTAGGAACACTGCCATGTCAAGCAGCACTGGCAGCAGTTTTTCTAAGACTGGTAGGAACGCCGCGCCGATCGACTCTTGCAGCTCTCCAAGTTG